GGTAAAGGTAGTGACGACGGACGATTCATTGGAACTAATGTGCTCAACGAAGCGTTCCTTGAGCGATTCCCCGTCACCTTCGAGCAAGAATACCCCTCAGTAAAGATTGAGCAGCGTATTCTGGAGAACGTGGCACGAGACCTTAATGTGGTTGCTCCTGATTTTTGCAAGCGTCTGGTTGACTGGGGTGACATCATCCGCAAGACTTTCTATGATGGTGGTATCGAAGACATTATCTCCACTCGTCGTCTGGTCCACATCATCCGTGCTTACAGCATCTTCGCTGATAAGGCAAAGGCAATCTCTGTCTGCATCAATCGTTTTGATGATGAAACCAAGCAAGCATTCATGGAACTCTATGACAAAGTAGATGCAGATTTCCAGATGCCCGAAGAAGAGCATCCTGGTGATAACATCTATGTAATTGACAACTCCAAGACGGAGTGATATAATGACTAATGCTTGGTCCCTACTATATGATGTAATGACAGAACACTCAGAATACTATTACGATACTGATCGTAATCGAGACCCAGGTATGAAACCATGGGGTCACAGTGACCTAGAGTACCAAATCGATCTTAACATGAATCAAGACCCAAACCGATACAAATATGATGAGGATGCAATCCTCAAAGAACTACAAGACTATATTTCTGGCACATACAACGCTCACTATTCTGCTGGTGATGATAAAATTCAGACACTTGATCTGATTGAAGCGTGTGGTGATGGAGAAGCATTCTGCCGCTCCAATATCCTCAAGTATGCCTCTCGCTATGATAAGAAAGGCACTGCCAGACGTGACATTATGAAGATTCTGCACTATGCTGTTCTTCTCATGCACTTCAACGACAAGAACGCTAAGCGTGAAACTTACCCACAATGATGAAACTCCGTGAACCTATGAAACTCTCTGAAAAGACAGTCAACCTACTGAAGAACTTTGCTTCTATCAACCAGTCGATTGCATTCAAGAAGGGCAACACTCTCCGCACCATGTCTGTGATGAAGAACATTCTGGCAGAGGCAGAGATTGAGGAAGAAATCCCCCGTGACTTTGCAATCTATGACCTGGTGCAATTCCTGAATGGTGTCACTCTGCATGACAATCCTTCTATCGAATTTCCTAACGAGTCTAACCTGACTATCCGTGAAGGTAAGGATCGTAAGACCAAATATTTCTTTGCTGATCCCAGTGTCATTGTTTCTCCCCCTGAGAAGTCCATTCAACTTCCTACTGAGGATGTGTGCTTTAAACTTGACAGCACTCAACTGCAGTCTCTGCTGAAGGCATCCGCTGTCTATCAACTCCCCGACCTGGTGGCAGTTGGTGAAGCAGGCGTGGTTAAGTTGGTGGTTCGTGACAAGAAAAACGACACTTCTAATGAGTATTCCATCAACGTTGGTGAGACCGATCAAGAGTTTAATTTCAACTTTAAGGTTGAGAATATCAAGATTCTTCCTGGCACCTATGAGGTTGTGATCTCTCAGAAACTGTTGGCACGTTTTGTCAACACTAGTTTTAACCTGACTTACTTTATTGCACTTGAACCTGATTCGACTTTTGGTTGATTCTATCTAATTTATTATGAACATCTTTGCAACTGATCAAGACCCCAATGCATCTGCAAAGGTATTGCCAGACAAACACATTGTCAAGATGCCTCTAGAGTGCTGCCAAATGTTGGCAATTATTTACTCTAGCTGGTATTATGATTGGGGTCCTATTCCTAAGAAGGATGGTGGATACTATGCAACTGCTAAAGGTGCATTTCGTAATCACCCCTCTACTAAGTGGGCAGCGCAGAATATCTACAACACTGCTTGGTTGATCCAACACGGATGTTGTCTTGCAAGTGAGTATCAGTATCGATACAACAAAATTCATTCCTGTGCCCCTGCTCTGTTTGAGGCAAAAAAGATTTTCCACCGTAAGACAGAAGAGGCAATCACTTGCTTCAGCATGGCAGAAAACTTCTCCCGTGCTATGCCTAATGAGTGGAAATATGATGACAGTATTGATACTTTTACTGCATACAAGAGATACATTGCTTCCAAACCCTGGGTGAAAAACAACTATCTTCGTAAACCTGAGCGTAAACCTGACTGGATCTAATGATGAGACACATTCTTTTTACCCTGAAGGGGTGTCCATATGGATTGTTAGATGATGAAGCACACATTCGCAATGTCCTTGCTAATGCTGCTACACTGTCAGAGAGTACTCTCTTAGGCATTCAGTCCCACAAGTTCCAACCTCAAGGTGTGACTGCTGTTGCTCTCCTTGCTGAGAGTCACATTAGTATTCACACTTGGCCAGAGAACGGAATGGCAGTCTGCGATGTTTTTACATGTGGAGAACATACAAATCCAAGATCTGGTGCTACCTACATGTATGAAGCAATGGGTGCAACAGATCTTGTAAGTGAAATTTTTATTAGACCATTGAAATGAGTGATTTTATTTGGGTTGAGAAATATCGACCAAAAACTATTGAGGAATGTATCCTTCCTGAAGCAACCAAGAAGATGTTTCAGGACTTTCTAAATAAAGGTGAAATTCCAAATATGCTACTGGCGGGACCTCCTGGCATTGGTAAAACTACAGTAGCAAAAGCATTATGTAATGAACTGGGAGTAGATTACTATGTCATCAATGGGTCCGATGAGGGACGATTCCTGGATACTGTCAGAAACAATGCGAAGAACTTCGCTTCGACCGTATCGCTTCAAGCAACTGCAAAACACAAAGTCATCATCATTGATGAAGCAGATAACACGTCCAATGATGTACAACTCTGCTTACGGGCGTTTATTGAGGAGTTTGCTAAAAACTGCAGATTCATCTTCACCTGCAACTACAAAAACAAAATCCTCGAACCACTTCATTCCCGTTGCACAGTGGTTGAGTTCGGAATTAAAGGAAAAGAACGAGCAACAATTGCCAACGGTTTCTTCGCTCGACTTCGAGAAATACTCGAAGGAGAAGGAGTACAATACGAACCAAAAGTACTTGTTGAGCTCATCAGCAAGCACTTCCCCGACTGGAGACGAGTCCTCAACGAGTGTCAGCGATACTCCGTGGCTGGAAAGATTGATTCGGGAATCCTTGCGTCGTTTGGGGATATCGCAGTAAATGATCTCATTAAGAACCTTAAGGAAAAGAACTTTACTGAAGTACGTAAGTGGATCGTCAGTAATCTGGACAATGATCCTAATGTACTACTGCGTCGTGTTTATGATGCTCTTTACGAAGTTCTGGACGGTCCTAGCATTGCTGCTGCTGTCCTCATTGTTGCTAAGTATCAGTATCAATCTGCCTTCGTTGCCGACCAAGAGATTAATCTTCTGGCGGCGATGACTGAAATCATGGTGGAGTGTGAGTACAAATGATTGACGAGAATGGATGGTGGCAGAGAGACCCAATAAGCGATGAGGAATGTATTCTCATTTGCTTAAACAATGCTCCCTGCGGCACTGATAAAAAACAAGTTGCTAGATTGATCGATGAAATTCAAATCAAAAGTATACGTCAGGTTGAGAGCAGCAGTTGACGACTCTGCAGGCAATGCTGTTCGTGCAGCATGTGGTAAACTGTCAGATATGACATTTAACAAATTGCGATTGGGTAAACTAATCGAGATCGATTTCGACGCTGACAACGAAGAGTATGCCAACGAAGAAATGGAAAAACTTTGCAAACGATTCCTCGCTAACGAAGTTATTGAGGACTATGAATTTACTGTATGGAGTGAAGAACAATGAATGTAAAACTATTACGTATTTCCACTGGTGAAGAAGTGGTCGCAGAGATTGTAGAAGAAACTGATGATTCTATCACTGTAAGAAATGGACTTGTCGTTCTCCCTAATGCTCAGAATGTAGGATTTGCTCCTTGGGCAACTGTGGTTGATCGTCAAGAACCAGAGATTACAATGTCAAAACAGTTTCTTGTTTATGTCGCAACACTTGACCCCACGGTCAAAAACAAGTATTGTGAAATGTTCGGTGGTATCACCACACCTGATAAAAAGATTATTCTGAAATGAAGTCCTATAAGACACCTCTTCGTTATCCTGGTGGAAAGTCTCGTGCTTGCACCAAGATGGATATGTAC